ATGGGCAGCGGCTTCGAAGATTCAAAAGCTTTGTATATCGGCATATGCACAGTGATAGGTGATGCGGTTTTGGTGTTAATTAATGAAGAACGCGCTACGGAAAAGGCCGATATCATTGATGTGTTGAAAACGGCAATCACCAGAGAAGGCAGGGATGTCAGTCTGGATGAGGCTCGTATACTGGCCGTTGAATGGCTGGAGCGATAAGCGCTAAAAGCCTATGCTCGCCGGCATTTTCACGAAAACTGACAGTTTGTTGAAAGACAGTGAGCCATGAATGAGCTATAACCAGATAGCGAAAAGATAAGGAGTGTTGGATGAAAAGGGCATTGTTTCTTTTGGTTATTTTAACCCTATCTGGGTGTACAGGCTCTTTGGGCTCAATATTGGGTGTTATTCCGCAAAGTTCCGACATTTGCCCGCAGGGCAAAAACTCAATCACGGGTGAATGCCGAGTTTAATCATAAAAAAACCAACCGCTAAGGGTTGGTTTCTCTAAGGTTTCTGGTCGGCATGAGAGGATTCGAACCTCCGACCCCCGACACCCCATGACACCGACACTAAACCGGTGAAAGCCACGCCACGACTGACTTCCCTTTGTTTTGACTGTTCATACAAACAGTGCATTTCTCGCAAAAGCCTGCCTATATACATCAATAACTTAGACGCGGTATTACCATCATTATTTTTCCGTTATAATTCAAAAACGTTAAATCTAAATGAGGATGGTTACATGCCAAGGAAAAGCCATAGCCAGTTGCATTGGGAATCTGTTGAGCGACAACAGCTAGTAGATGAATACAATCGCTTTTTGCAGGAAAATGGTTATGAAAACACCCCACACCATGCAAATTTGTTTGTAAATCGTAAGGGAATGGTTGGGATGAAAGCCAGAGATACAATCGAGTCTCTTGCCGGTGCGCTACCACCTTTTTATGATTGAACAAGAGTTGGGGGATTTCCCCCCAATTTGATTATCCTACAGAAATTTCCCCATGCGGTACGACGACCCAGTCAATGTGATTCTGGGTATAAATCTTAGTGGATTTTGCATCACTGTGAGCCATGCGGCCTTGTGGATCTATCCCTTGGTTATCGAACAAGTGTGCGGCTAATGCTCGGATCTCGTGGAACGTTGGGCGCTCTTCCATTTCTAAATGATCGGATAACCCAAGCTGATCCCGCAACTTTGAAAATGAACGGCTAAGATAGTCAGGCGCTACCTGGGTAGGGTGCGCGACTTCTTTGCTGCGTTTTACGTTTCGTTCGGGTATGCGGTGTACCACATACGGGCTGGCCACATTGTCCCGACTGCCGTCAATAATTCGCTTCAACTCATCCCCGATCGGAATCGCGACATGTGAGGCTTCTTTTTTCTGCACTTTTTGACGGTGGATATACAGCGTACCATGAATGCCATTTAACGGTTGGTCTAACCATACACAACCACAAACACCGTTTTTAGGTTCCCGGATAGAATACCGGATCCGTGAAACCTCAAGCCGGGCATGAGTTGTCTGTAATGCTAAATCCATAGCTGTTCTTAACCATGGAGCTGCAGCTTTGCGAATGGCCATAAAATTGTCGAATGACAAACGCTGTCTTATCTTCTCTTCAATTCTGCGCATTTTCTTGCGTGTGGCTGGATTATCCAGCATCAGCGATTCATCGACCGCATAACTGAACAGCTTCTTCAGAAAACTGACTTTACGGTTTTGCACGTTTGCAGATGAATCAGCGTGGTATTCCTTTATATACGCGTTGACGTGTTCCAGCTCGATATCGCATGCCGGGATCTTGTCGAAAAACTCTTTCACACGGGTCGCATCGTTATTCCAGTCATCCTGGGTACTCTCGGACGGTTGCTCGTCTTTTATCGCACGAGCCATTATGCGGTCGACATGTTCAGCGAATGGCAATGCCTCACCCTGAATTCCGCCAGATTCCCGGATCAGCGAGTCGATAGATACTGACGTTTCAGGGCGCATCCTGTTGTTATATTCACGCGCGATAGCGATCGCCATAGCGCGATCACTACCGAGTGATTTACGTTTCCCGGTTACAAGCGTGAAGCGATAAACGCCTGTCGCCTTATCAAAATAGAGTAAATCAGGAAGATGCCGATTTTCCCGTCGGCGCGGACGGGCAGCCATTACGACTCCCTGATCAGTTGATTAACGGCGTGGGAAACTTCGGATTGAACTCCCCACTTTTCAGATGAATAAACCCATGACATACCGTCTATTACCCTTCCTCGAAGTTGTCCGTGCTCAATCCAACGCTTAACGGTGCGTTTATCAGGGATTGAACCCTCTTCAAACTCACGCTTTAGCCATTTGCTGGCGCGCATCAATTTGTCTTCATTGGCCATGGTTTTGTCTCCACACGATAGAGGCCCGCTGCAACGGGCCGTTATCATTCTACAAGTTGCTGGTGGGTAGGTCGCCACACACCTGCGCCACAAATACATCGATCGAATCCGGTTCTATTTCATCTTGAGCAGATGCTGGTGCTGGCGGGGTGCGTCTCATGTCGAATATATGCCCCTCATCACATTCATATGCGCCGTTACCCCTTGGCCATGCATCGTGCCCGCACATGTCACAAGTCGTCGGAGTGTCGTCTTCTGGCGGGACGGTGCGGAACATTTCAACGACACGCGATAATGACGTGAAGTTCATGAAAGGCACCGGCTGATGGCCTTTAAACGTACCTGGCGCAAACTCCATTCGAATACCTCCGGTCACTTCTTTTACTGCATCTGCAAGCTCATCGAACCCAACAGGCGGTGCCTCCCGGTTAGCCAGGAGTTCTGTCGCGATTTGTTCTGCTTCACCCCAGCGCAGGCTTGGTGATCTGCGCTCTGCAATTTCGCGTAGTCTCACAGTCTTTAGTGTCATCAGTACCCCCCACGGCGAGTAGCCAATCGGATCCGCTGATAAATTTCACCTGCATTGCTGCGTTCTTCACCCAGCTCGCAAGCGCAGAAATAATCGTAAGCAGCCCGTGTGCATGCTTGGTGCAGTCGGAAAAACTCGATCTTCAGTGCCTCAAAATGGCATCTGGTAATGAAGTCTGCCAATGCAGTTGGCTCACCTTCGATAGGGCGGAGCCAGTAGCAGACTGGGCCGTCTTCGGTATCGTGAATAGAGCCGATAAACCAGCCATCCCCTTCAGGTGGGGTTGGGCTCCATTGGCTAATATCACCGTCACCGGCTTCCAGGGCTTCCAGCTGGTCATCAGTGACATCGCTTTCCATCCACTGGAGATGGCCAACGATCCGATTGTTATCCAGCCAGGCTGCAAACTCACCAGGTGCACCAAATTCCATGCCGTTCGCCGGCACGAAGTAATCAGGATGGGTCCAGTAGCCGTTTTCATCGCGCTGCGGTTCAACTGCTGTGATTAACTTGGTCATGATGTTGTGTCCTTTAGCCGGCGGATCCGGCCGTAATAATCGCCAATGTTCCAGAAGTGAATTTTCGTCCCGGGTTCTACCTGCTCAGCGAAACGCCGTGGCACGAACCACATGGAAACCCTTTTCTTCACAACGACGTTGCTCACTATTTGGGTGCTAGTACCCTTAGCCATGGCCTGATTTCCTGTCGCTCTTGGCGATCTCCCCGATTGCATAGCGGGCATCGATCGGGTCTTCATCCTCGTAGTCGCAATTAACACTGATGACCATGGCCTTAACGCATGGATCGCAGCAGTAATACGAGTGCAACTCACCGTCGAATTTCCAAGTAGATGAGCGAGCTATTTCCCCTGGTTCAATGGTGCTAGCGCAGATATGGCATGCATGGACCTTCCGGCATTTGACTATTTTGTCACTAAGGCATGAATCGCCCGGGGTACCGAAGTCACCCTGGAAAAGGTCAAAATCCAGTGCATCCTCAAGGTTAATTTCATCAGTTGGCATCACGCACCACCTTGAACTCGATCACCCACAGCCACGGGTTAGTGCTCCAGCTTTCTTCGCCGTAGATGTGTTGCCACGTCTGGGCGAACCACGAACGAGAGAAGTCAGGGAATCCGTAATCGCGGGAAACTGCGTCTATTGACGGATGGCTTGGCGGCCCACCTTCGGCCATAGCATCGGACTGGCTGATATCTTTCAGGTGTTCGACGCGCACTGCAGTGATTTCCAGCAGGATGCGTGATGCCCAACGCGGCATGTGTATAGAGGGAACCCATGAACCTTCGTATTGCACGTTCCAGGTATGGGGCTTCCAATCAGCGATATCAGGGATAGACCACAGTCCATAGTTCCCGGCTTTCTGCTCGCAACTAGCGCGGTAAATTCTGGCCGCTTCCGGGCCGCCACCTTTGACCAGATTTTCGTCCCAGTCGATAGCGCAGCCGTCCTCATTGGCGAGCATGGCGAACGTTTCACGCACCCACAACCGATCGCCTACCTGGCCGAATGGGCATAACCCATACTGAGGCGCATCCATGACGTGCGTATAAATCCCGTCTTTGGTTTTGGTTTGCTTTTGCAGTGGAATGCAGTTATCAGCACTGACATTGGCGATAATCCGCCGTGTCTGCGTCTTGCGACCGTCGAGAAGGGCGCGAATCATTTCGCCGTTGAAAATCACTGGGCGCTCTTTCATTTGGCCTCCCGATTCTTAGCCAACCACTCACGATTGGTGTGGCATATCTGCGACAGCATGTTCAGTTCATTGAGAAAGCCGCACATACCTTTGGCTGTTCTACGGATGCCAACCTTATTGGATTTGCCGACCGAACGACGAGATTTACGCTGAGCCTTGCGGTTGTGCGCATTGCACACTTCAATCCAGCGATCCTTACTCATATTTTTGTAAGGTGCCCATGCCTTGAGTTGGCGGGATGCTTGTTCGATGCGATGTGCTTTTTCCAAAGCGTCAAGATAGGTCACTTTACTCATTTGTCCCCCTGGCGCCGCGCCGGGATTACTCCGTCAACCGGCAGGCATTCATACTGCGGTGGTAACTGCTGCTGGTGGACATCCGCCAGGCAGTTGCTTTGATCTGGGTACACCCAGCCTTGCGGCACGAATTCGCACGGCTGGTACGTGTAGCAGACGAGCAGGAACAGGCCGAACATCACACGGTCCTCTCGGCGGTAAGCTGGTGGAAGCGCTGCAGGAACATGGTCCGCGCTTGCACCGGATTTACCGGAGAGACGAGAAAGTCTTCAGAAGGGGTGATCCCTTCGAGCATTGGCCACGGTGTGCCGTCGTCAATATCGAGGTCGCGGCGTTCGGTGGCCAGCATCACCAGATCCGCATGCTTGACTGCTGGGCTATTTGTCGCTGGGAGATTAAATTTATAACGAATAACAAAATCAATATTATTTTCGATGCCACGATAATCAGGAATTAATTGCTTTAGCGGCGAAGGAATATCTTTGCAATAAGCTTCATGAGCATCATGCAATAACGCTTCAAGTGCGTACTCAGGTGGCACTATCTGGCTAGCAATAACACAGTGCTGAGCCACGCTATAAAATTCAGGTATATGCCCATTAAAACGGCATTCATGCGATAAAGCTTGAGCGATATCTTCAATACAAATATCGTCCACGGATGGCGCGGCGTAATCAAAACGCTTGCCAGTAAATGTTAGAACCCAAGACATAATTTATCTCCACACAGTTTTTGGCAACACTTCACCAAATACCCCATTGCTGGGGTATTTGAGGCAATGCTATTAAAAATTAATTAGGCTTTAAATTTACCGATGAAAGACTCAACTTCAACGCCATCGAATTTACTGATCAGCAGGTCACGGAATTCAGCGGCAATTTCTTCTTCCGCCGCTTCCAACTGAACAATTCGCAGCACCAAGATCGGCTTATCGCTGGTGATAATGCTGTAGCGCAGTTTGAAGCGGCGTTCACCCAGGCCTTCATAAGGTACGCAATTGAATTCGAATGCCGCCGGCATGACGTCTTTGCTCTTGGCTTCAACGCTTTCCATCAGCGAGCGTTTGCCACTGAAATCGTTCTCTTCATGATCGGAGGTTGAGATTGACTCAATGGTGATGCGGCGAACGGCGCCAACAGCCTGCTTGATATCCAGCACTGTGCCGTCAGCATCAAAGGCCAACAGGAAATCACGGTTATCTTCCAGCCATTCAGCCAGTTCTTTCTGGCCCTGTTTGCGACCGTTGATATCCAGCAGCCCAGTGAATGGCGCGGTTTTCTTCAGAGTAATGGCAGCTTTGTTGTCGGCATGGCCTGGGTTTTCCAGAGTGCCCAGGTTGAAGATGGTTTCGGCCTGCATACGTTCTGCATCGATGAAGCAGCGGACGCCTGCGCCAGCGTAGACTGAAGAGTATTTAACGAAGTCTTCAATACTGGTAGTAGCCATGTTGCCGCGAAAGCGGAAGCGGTTTTCGTTGAAATGCTCGAGGCTATGCAGGTCAACATCATTCGGCAATACAGCTACAGGGCAATCGGTAACTTCAACTTTGTTAAGGAAGGAAGCCGCAAGGGTGAGGCTTTTAATTTGCTCGATGGCTGATCCGTCTAATTGAGACATAAATATAATCCTATATATTGGAAATAACTGTGTTGATTAATAGGTCGCGGTATTACTTAGCGACGCGTAATTTACCGTCGGTCTCTCCGTTAACAGTAAATAGCTGGCCTTGGTCTTCTTGCAGAATTGTTAACTTTCCACCTTTACCGACATACATTGGTGTTTCAGTGGTGTCTTCTTCTGAAACTTTTCCGCGTGGGGTAGGGGTTACAAATTTAAGTTGGTGCTTAATAGCAACACGTTTTTCTTCAACCGAATTGCTTAAGCGGTCAAGGTCAAAGGTAAGTACAACCTTCCCCTTGCCACCATTATTGAGAACACCCAGAGCCGTAGCGTTTAAAGCTGCTGAGATTTTGTTTTGAAACACACCGGCATCCAGTTCGCCCAGAAAGTCCGGTACGTTGGTCTTGCGGTCTTCACTCATTGAATACTCCTCACACGAAGCGGCGATCGCCGCGGTTTTCTCCACACACCTGGTAGCGCACCGGTACAGGGTTTTTATACTGTGCAATATGAAAAATTGAACTGCCCAGTGCGCTACCTGATGTGTAAAAAAGGGCGGCCAGCCTACGAACATTATCTTCACCTCCGAGGGTAGAAGCTCGGCGTGGCCGCCAAAGACTACACACAGCACTTACTTGGTTGTGACACCAGGGCGCGACTCCTACTTATTTCCTGCCGCTCAGTTTTGGTATTGGCCGCCAGTTGCTGCGGCACAGCCGATTTACAGGTCTTTGCGTCGGCCGGCGCTGCAGTGCACTTGCACACATCACAACTGAAACGGCTTTATATCCGGTTCTCTCGCCACGCTGTAAAACAGACCGCGTCCCCTAAAAACCGTTTCAGTTGAGTGCTCCGTAACGTGGAGCGGACGGGCGATGTTTAAGCCTCACGGGGCATTCTTTAACCGGGATTACGCCGTCAACCGGTTTCACTGCCGTGACAGGGAGGGTTACTTGCCGTTCGCCTTCTCCAAAACACACCGGCTGACGCCGGGCGGCCCGTTTCGAATCAAATTCGGTGCTGTCTTTCCAGCTGTCAGCCGTCTACTTCCGAGCTGTCACTGCCGTCGAGAGTGCTGGCATCTCACCTTCCTGATAACGCCCAGGTCGACTGGCGGCCGGTGTGACCGGCGTACATGCTCCGGTAAGGGATGATCCCTACGGTTCGCATAAGGTGTGGTGGCTGGTAAACAACGCCCCCGAAGTTTCCAGCCTTAAACCACATTGGGCTGCTCACTCATGAGTTAGGATCCTCCACCGCTCCCAGAACTGAGGGAAAGGGCGAGTGAGCATTCCGATGTGCGCCGGTCACCCGGCGGCTGCCATCACTACACAAAAACCAACAACCAACCAAAACGGGATACAAGCCACAACGCTATAGACCACTGCCTTCCAACCTTTTGCGCTCATAACAGCCTCCGGAGTGACGCCTGTCTTTTCACCACTTCAGGCTCGGTGGTATCTTGGTGGTTCTCACACAACCAAGAAGGGAATTTCTGTATGTCATTCAGCGATATTGTTGAAAGTCACACTATTGATTTGGGCACATTGCTAGCACAACTTAAGGACTTACCGCTCGACACTCGCGTTTACTTCGGCGGACTAGATTTTTATCGAGTTAAGCAACAAGGCCCAAACCTGATACAAATCGAATTTAATCAGTCGGTATATCGCACTGATAAAGATCTCTTGGTGGTCGAAGACCATTCACGATAGCTGTTGCGTAAACTGCAGCCTTGCTTATCGAAACTGGCGCATAATTTTCTGTTTTTGCGCCATTTTTTATTCGTATAAAGTGAACCTTGTCGCTGAAAACCGTTACAGACCATTCTGAAATCAACTTGCTGTCGTCATGACTGGCAATTTCAGCTTCAATCCGATCTTTCTGGACATCGACACCCATGGTTACAGTGCGCTCAGAAAGATCAGTAAAACCTGATACACAGCAGATTGAGCATATAGCTGCCTTGCCGTTTCCCGCCGTGTACATAATCGGGACTTCCCCGTTATGCCTTTCGCAGAAACTACATCTGGTTATGTTCATCACCTAAACACCTTACTGAGTATGGCTCTCCGTTCTGAAGAGGTCGCGTTATGAGGAAACTATAAACTGTCGCGATTTGCGGAGCAAGAGAAAAAGCCAAATAATTTGTAAACACCTAAAAACAAGTGTATAAATATACAGTATTAATTATTTTGAATACATTTAATCAATAACTTATGGCTATGTTATTGGTTTGCAGGGGTGCTTATGGGGATGTTTGAACTCAGGCGAGTTAGTGGTGGGGTATACGAGAGGGTAACCCGCGAAGAAAAACCTCCGCAGGCTGATAATCAGTTACGCATTCTTCGGCTTAAGAAAACTACTACACCGATCATTTCAACGCCTGCCCCAATTTCTATTAAAGGAACTCGCTGATCATCGACACCGAGAAATTTTTTTCCAGCGACTTCTAAGTATTTGAATACTGAAATTTCATTTTGCACTTTTGCAGCAACAAAATCTTTCGAAACTGGTGCTATTTTTGCGTTAACTATGACGGTAGTTCCCGCTGGCGCTACCTCACAACCGCTATCTTTTTCAATAAGATATGCACGATTGTTTAACCCTATATCACCAGGTACTGTTACTGTCTCATTTGTCTGCCCGTCTTTATTCCATATCGGGACCAGTGCTTCGTCTTTGCTAGAAATAGGAGGTGCTGGTTTAAAATCTTCTGGTTCACCGAAGAGTAGCCACCGGGAAGTAACCCCAAGAGCCTTGGCGAGCATGCTGATCTCATCAAGCTTCGGTTCTCTATCTCCGCTTAGCCAACCACTTACCGTTGATCTCCCTCTACCAATTCTTTCAGCAATAGCTTCATGTGAAATCTTCTGTTGAGCGGCTAAATCTCTGGCTCGTTCGTACCAATGCATAAATAAATTACCTATCTGGTTACTTTCTAACATGGTCGCACATCGCGGAATTCCATTCTGTTGACTATTGAAGAATTAATGCGGATACTAACTCCGAGAATTGCGACCATGAGAAGCCCGAATGACCCCTCTAATGAAATTCAAGCAAGAGAAGAAACTGACTCTCAAAGGGCTTTGTGTGCTCTTGGGAGAAACTACAGCCTACGAGAAAGCTTTGGGTGATGTGGTTAATGGAAAGCGTGAGGTACCTGTAGCTAAGGCCCTTAAGTGGGCAGAAAAAACAGGGATTCATCCTCATAAACTTCGGCCGGACATTTATAAATCCAGCCATTTTCCAAACAAATTTAAACCACCGGCAAAGAATATCCCTGTAGCTCCATAAATGTAACTACCAAAGGAAAAACAACATGGTAGAGCCAAATTTGAAAGATGTAGTGAAAGGCATGTGTAAGGCGGTAGCTGGTGGTCGATCTGCGATGGCCGGCGCCCTGGGTATGTCTGAGACGGCTTTTAACAACAACCTGTACGAGAAGAACGGTTGCCGCTTTTTTGAAATCGGTGAATTGGAAGCCATGGAGGATATTTCCGGTACCAACCTGTTGACCGAGTATTTCGCCCGGCGACGCGGGTTGCTGGTGGTAGAGCTTCCTGCACTGGAAGAACTGGATCAGGTGGAGTTGTTCAGCAAAAGCATCCGCACGGCGGCGCACCGCGGTCATGTAGATCAGATTATTCAGGAGTCGTTGGCTGATGGAGTTATTGATGAAAAAGAAGCTGCCGAGATCATGCGTCATCACCGTAAGCACCTGCAGGCGCGTGATGCAGAGGTTAGGGCGGTGCTGGCGCTGTTTGGCAAAAAGGCCAAGTGCCAGAAAGGGTAACGCCCAGAGGTTGCAGCCCCTGGGCGTCGGTGCGAGTAAATCAGTGTGTGGAGAAATAATCGCATGAGCAATTTAACCAGAAATTCAGTGGTGCCGCAAATTCGTTGCCGGGCTATGCCTGGTGGTAAATCTGCTGCTCCGTTCCGGTATGAGGTTAATGTACTGGGGCAATGGCAAGCCAGCAACTACCAGTTTGCTAGCTGGGTGGTAGATGGCGGCATGTGGCTAGTCAATGGGCGGGAGGGAGCATGAATAATTTATCAAACTCCGTATCACCAACCATGAGCAGCCGAGAGATAGCCGCTTTGGTTCAGAGTAATCATTCGGATGTGAAACGCTCGGCAGAACGCCTCCATACCGCTCACCTTTTAACCCAGCCATTGGCTGAGTTCGAATTTCAGCATAATGGCAACACCTACACCGAGTACCGTTTCAACAAACGTGACTCTTTGGTTTTGGTTGCCCGTCTTTCCCCTCAATTCACTGCCGCGGTGGTCGATCGCTGGCAGGAGCTGGAAGAAGGGCGCACCCCATTGGTACCTCAATCACTGCCTGAAGCATTACGCCTGGCTGCCGATATGGCAGAGCAGAAGGCCGCCCTGGAACAGAAGGTGCAGGCCGACGCCCCAAAAGTGGCCTTTGTCGATCACTACGTTGACGCCAGCGGCGCCAAGAGCCTGCGTGAGACAGCCAAAATCCTGAACATGCCAGAGAAGGCGATGATTGATTCTCTTTTGCGTGACAAGGTTTTGTTTCGCTTGTCTGGCAACCTTCTACCGCATGCTCTCCGCCAGCGCGACGGTTTTTTCACAGTCAAAACAGGCACATCAGATTTTGGCCATGCCTATACGCAAACACGCGTGACGCCCCGCGGTATCCAGTGGATCGCTGAGCGCTACGCCTCTGAGCTGATGGTGAGCTGATATGGCGAATTTACTTATACAGGCTGGCTGCCACTACCGCGACCGCAATCACGCAGTGGTGCTGGTGCATAGCACTGATCCGGAACGCGAAACGGTTACCTATAGCCCGGTAGGGCAAGAATGGGCGATCACCACAGCGATGATTATTTTCCGGTCACGATTTATCAGGTTTGACGTATGAGCAGAATATTTGAAGTTGTTCAGGCCATGTCTGGGCAGAAGAACTGCATTGTGATCCCTGGTCCTTACTTGGATTTCTTTTCCAGTGATCAGCAGTCCTTTGCTTTGGCCGCCGTGCTGAATCAGCTGGTGTTCTGGACTGGGAAGTCTTCACAAGATGATGGCTGGTTTTACAAGACGCATGAAGAGCTTGCAAGTGAATTGCGCGGGGTCAGTGAAGACCAGGTGCAGCGCGTTGTCAGCAAGCTTCGCAAGAAGTATTTGCCGGGTGTTATTGAAGTATCTACCCGTAAGGTAAATGGCACCCCGAAGAATCATTATCGTATCGATGGCGACAAGCTAATTGCACTGATTTTCCCGCCAATAGTGGAATCCGCAGAATCACGGAATGGAAAACGCGAAGTTACGGAATCCATTACGCAGAATCACGGAATGGAAAACGCAGAAGTGCAGGAACAATGCCGCGATTCTGCGGAATCCTATCTCTATACAGATCAGTACACAGATCAAAACAAACAGATCATAAAACCTGTTGGTCAACTGGCTGAGCCAGCCGACCCGCAAGCGGATGATTCTCTGAAAATCGACTACCAAGCCGTGCTGGACGTATTCCACGCTACGCTGCCCACGATGCCAAAGGTTCTCAAAATCACTGATGGCCGCCGGAAGGTGCTGCGCAAACTCTGGAAGGATTACGACCTGAACCAGGACAAGTGGGGCGCTTACCTGCGTTACATCGCCAAAAAATGCCAGTGGATGCTGGAAGACCGGCCAGACACGAACAGCGGCAAGACTTGGCGCAAGAAGGATTTCGACTACCTGATCACTGAGAACTGCTACATCAAGGTCAAGGAGTTTCGTGCTGACGATCTGCCCAAGGTCCAGAAATTGGACACCACCGCCCGCGATGATGCCTACCTGCGAATCGTGACCCAGCGCCGCAAGCCACGCAATGAGGTTGAACATATAGCCCAGCAAATGGCCGGCTCCTTGGGGCGTATGACCGACTACGACGCCAGAAAGGCATGGGCAGGGATTTGGGGTAAGGCCGTGGACCAAGCCAGTGAAAACGATTTGGGGAGATTGGCAGGATGAAACCAGCAACACATCAAATTTTAGGCGTAACCGTATTCCCGCTGGTGGCCATGCTGCAACAGGTTCGCCGCTGGTGGTCATTGCGGTATTTGCGCGGGCATTGGGCTGATGATCAGGATCTGCGTCGTATCGCCCGGGAACGCAACTGGGTGAGCGTAATGACCCAATTCAACATTGAGGCGCGTTATCGCTTCATCAAGCTGCTGGCCACTGCTGAACAGCAAAGGGGGATCCTGTGAGCAATTATTGTGAAAACCTTGTCACTTTACGTGAACAACCAGCCCACCAGCTGAAAGAGGTTGGCGATCAGTGGTGTACTCCCGACGCCCTGTTTTGGGGGATTAATGCGATGTTCGGCCCGCTGGTGCTGGATCTGTTCACCGACGGTGATAACAGTAAGTGCCCGGCATTCTACACGGCAGAAGATAATGCCCTCACTCAGGACTGGTCAGCGCGGCTGGTGGAGTTGCACGGTGCTGCTTTCGGCAATCCGCCATATTCCCGCGCTCAGCAGCATGAGGGGCAATACATCACCGGCATGCTACACATCATGGCGCATACGATGGCCATGCGTGAGCTGGGCGGACGGTACGTTTTTCTGATTAAGGCCGCAACATCGGAAACCTGGTGGCCTGAGCAAGCTGACCATGTTGCGTTCATCCGCGGACGTGTTGGATTCGATGTGCCGAAATGGTTTGTTCCGGCAGATGAAAAGCAGGTGCCCACCGGAGCATTCTTTGCTGGCGCAGTCGTTGTATTCGATAAAACGTGGAATGGCCCGGCCACCAGCTATATCAGCCGTAGCCAGTTAGAAGCCCAGGGGTCTGCATTTCTTGCTCAGATCCGCCGTGAGGCTGAACGGTTAGTGCCACAATCTCAACCACAAATTATTCCTGAAAATATTCCTGATTCGTCGGTAGCAATCTGGCCAGCAGAGGTGCATTGCCTGTTTGGACAAGTTATCGCTGCCAACACATTACCTGATCACCTTCAGAACAAACTGCGTAACCATATCAATCGCTTGAAGCTGGAAGGTGTACCGGAAGCGGCAATTATCCAGACTGTGACTACGCTAACCACCGCTATGGGAGCAATGGCATGATTAAGGGACTGATTGTAGATAATTTTGCAGGTGGTGGTGGCGCGAGTACCGGAATTGAGATGGCGACAGGGCGCAGCGTTGATATTGCGATTAACCATGATGAAAACGCTATCGCTATGCATACGACCAACCACCCAGACACGCTGCACTATTGCGAGTCTGTCTTCGACATTGACCCTGTTACGGCCACCGCAGGGCGTCCGGTCGATTTAGCTTGGTTCAGCCCTGACTGTCGTCACTTCAGCAAAGCGAAGGGCGGTACCCCTGTGAAAAAAGAGATCCGCGGCTTGGCCTGGATTGTCATTCGTTGGGCGCTGCGTACCGGTTTTCGCTGCGGCATGCTGGAGAATGTGGAAGAGTTTAAGACGTGGGGCCCGCTGATTATCGATGCAGAAGGCAAAGGGTACCCATGCCCAGCGCGTAAGGGGGAAACATTCAAGGCGTTTGTCTCCATGCTATCAACCGGTATTGCCACCGATCACCCTGCACTTGATGAGTGCTGCGAAGTGCTCGGCATTGCAGCCGGTAGTGATGACCGGTGTCGCCTGGTGGCGGGGTTAGGGTACAACGTAGATTACCGTGAGCTCCGGGCGAACCTTATCGGCACGCCGACGATCAGAAAGCGCTTCTTCATGGTTATTCGGCGCGATGGACAACCCATTCGCTGGCCGGCGCAGACGCATGATCATCGGAAATCAGCAGCGGTGCGGAAAGGTCAGTTTAAAGCCGAGCCAACAACGGCTGATTGCATAGACTGGTCGATCTCAACTCGCAGCATATTCGGTCGCAAGAAGGATCTGGCTGACAACACGTTGCGTCGCATCGTGAAGGGTATGCAACGCTTCGTTCTGGACTGTGCTGATCCGTTCATCGTTCAAATAGGACAAACAGGCTTCGGCGGTGATGGGCGTCAGTATTCCACCCTGGATCCGCTTACGACAGTCACAAGTAAAGCTGAGCACCTGCTGATTGAACCGTTTGTGGTGAAGTGCAATCACACCTCAAATCTGAGTAAGTACGATTGCTTCCGTGGCCACTCAGGACGTGACCCGCTGCAAACCGTAACACGGACTCACGGCTTTGCCATCGCTGCGCCTGTGGTAGTGCGGCAGTCGGTAACTACAGAGTCACATACTGCAATTTGCACGTCGCACTTGGTGCAACTACGCGGCACCTGTCGGGATGGTAAGCCTACGCTTACACCAGTACCCACGCTCACCGCCAGCGGAAATCACATTGGTCATGTACAAGCATTTCTGACGAAGTATTACGGTACGGCATCCGCCATTAGCGTTGATGGGCCAGCCCCTGCAGTCACAACCAAAGATCGCCTGGCTCTCACTGAAACACAGTGTGAACTGGAACCGTTAACGGATGAACAACGCTACGGTGCCTGGTGGTGTACTCGCATGATGGATAAATTCAGCGATGTGCCGGACAACAGCCATTTGTTCCCGGCCCCGCGCCTGCAATATTTGCGCGTTGGTGATTACGTCATCGTCGATATTTGCATGCGCATGCTTGAGCCACGTGAGTTGTACAGGGCGCAGGGGTTTCCTGATTGGTACATCATCGACCGCGACTATCGTGGCAAGAAGTATTCGAAAGCCCAACAGGTAGCACGCTGCGGTAATGCAGTACCACCACCATTTGCCGAAGCACTTGTGCGTGCCAATCTGCCAGAGCTGTGCATTGAGCGCAAAGAGGTGGCCGCGTGAGGATGTTACTTACCCCTTACCTGCAGCGTGAACTGGGCGTTGTGCTACTGCGTCCAGGCAGTGACTTGCTGCATTATTTCAGTGGTCGTGCGCGGCTGCTGATCGCCAACGAACCTGACGAGTTGAAACCGCTGCCATCGGGCCTGCTTCCAGCAGTAGACCAGAGCCTGGCTGCTGACCCGCGGTTGTCATCGTTTTTCCAGCATGAGCGGGTTATAGACGCTGCTGGTGGTATTGCAGGCCTGAAAGAATGGGTGTTGCGTGGTACTGGTTGCCAGTGGACTGACGCCAGCGATGATTACCACCACCACAATATTGATATCCTGGATTATGGCGGCCGCCCGATCCGTATGTGCTGGCACCATGAGCACCGCCTGCGGGAACAAACTTTGCCGGCGTTGGATGCCCTGGCTGAACAGAACGTTGCGGATTGGGTTGTTTACCGCGCCCGCTCGCATTTCATGTTTGGTGAAGCCCACCAGCTGAGCCTGCCCGAGTTGTGCTGGTGGGCTGTGCTGAAACAGGTGTCCGATCTGTTGCCTGATGCTGTCGCTCGTTTCTCCCTTCGTTTTCCTGCTGCCACTATTCCAACGGGAACGCGGAAAGAGGCAGACATTGTTTGGGAGAGGGCCCCACAGGCGATCATTAACGAGTACGTGGAGAAGGTTAAACCGGTATTGACCGTCGATGTCGACCCCGAGCCACCAGCTGGTTTTATGCTGCGGCCGAAGCTGACCCGCTGGGAGTGCGAGAAATACACCCAGTGGGTGAAGTCGCAGAAATGCTGCTGCGGTTGCAACCGACCGGCAGACGACCCACACCACATTATCGATCATGGGCTTGGCGGCACTGGTACCAAACCACACGACATTTTCACCATCCCCCTGACCCGTGAGTGCCATGACAAGCTGCATGAAGATGTGGCTGCATGGGAGGCCAAGCACGGCAGCCAGTTATTCCACCTGGTGCGCACGCTGAACAAGGCATTTGGTATTGGGGCGATCAGCACGGAAAACAAACGCGGGGCAAAGCAATGAATCAACAATATTTGGAATATGTCCGTGGTGCGTTGTCGATTGCTCTGGCAGATATATGGCGGACAGGCAAAGGCCAACTGGCGGCATTTGAGGAGTCGGCTATGGCCAACACAACAAGGATCAAACGCAAGCGAGTACGAATCGTTGAGGTTGGGGGGCGAATGGTCAGCCAGGATACAGACCCGATAAATTGCACAGAAACCCGCGCCAGAAAAAAACCATTCCCGCCGTTGGAAGAACTGACTTATAGCACCAGTTCATGGCGCCGTGCAGTCGGTATGTTGGAACCACATAAAGAAGCGTGGATCCGGTATTGCTATGCGAATGACCTCAAGTTCACAGGACAGGTAATCATCTGCCGGTATGTTTGGGAACAGATGCAGGCAGGGCAAAAGGTTAAAATCACCGCGAAGGTCAGTAAACGAGTAGAAAGCCTGGTTTGGTTAGCGGTTCAACAAGTGGCCCATACAAAGGGGGCTGCTCAGGCGGAAGAATACAGCCACACTCGGTTAGCTGAGTTATCAGGGGTGAGTAAATCAACCTGGTCAGAAACTTACAGTGGACACTGGAATAAGCTTTTGTCGTTGGCTGAATCACTGGATGCGGAAGCATTACGAGGCACGGCAGAGAAGCGGGTTTTATCACGTTCAAAACATTTAGCATCATGATACTTGCAAAACCGAACAAAATGAGCCATATTTAAGCCTAATTTTATATTTTGCCAGTATTGCAAATGGCGCAAAACCTCGCTTCGGCGGGGTTTTTTGTTATCTGAATAGTTGTTCCATTCATGGGGTGTGTTACTCTGTACATGTACAGAATGAGAGGTTCACCATGAAAAAAATCAGCTACACAAAAATGAGAGAAGAGCTTGCCGATGTTTTGGACATGCTTCGGAATGGTGAGGACATTACGATCACCCAAAGAGGCCGGCCAGATATAACAATTTCTGCCGTTAAGTCTGGCTCTGTAACGTGGGTAGGAAAGCAGATGATTTCTATTCCTAAAGGTAATGCTGGTAATGTCTCTGTAAAAACAAGGAAACTGGCTGGTAGCGTCCTTAGTCAAAGTTCTGGGAAGGTGTCATTTCAAGAGGCAAAGACAAAAACCAGAATGAAGCATGCAGGGATCATCAAAGCATTGGAAGATAAGTAATGGCTATTGACTTCCTTACTACAGAGCAGGTTATTGATATTCAATCGACTACGCTACCAAATAGTGGCGAACCAAATATGGATCGATTGGAAGGGGCGTTGAACCGTATTCACGCCCTGCACCATTATGAAGAGTGTGATGACATTTTTTCACTTGCGGCTATGTATCTTGTAGCTATAGCCAAGGCGCATGCTTTCAATGATGCGAATAAGCGCACGGCATTTCAGGCAGCTTCTATCTTTTTGATGATGAATGGTTTTGAGTTAGGCACATCATTCAGATTGGTCAAACTGACGGTTATGGCTGCAATGGATAATGCGGAACTGCGTGATGTTGCTTTTTCATTAATGCTCCTTTCTGATTATGAAGATCATCTGATGGCAGACTACCCAGAAGAGTATATTTAACACTGAGCAGCAGAAGGGCGCATTTAGTTTTGATACGCACTATCGAACCCTTTGGTGGGGAGTTTCTAAGTGCGCCCCTCGATGTGAAGTGACCGCCGGGAAAGACCGGCACTCCTATATAGCCCTGGCCTAATCGCCGGGGCTTTTGCATTTCAGCCCCAGCTAACATTCGACACACACCTGGCATCCCCTTATCGCCAACTCGTTTACGGCTGGTGGCTGAACCCTATCCATAACCCGGTACCGGGAAAGATCCCCGGAAGGGGGAGGTATGAGAACCATGCCGGAAAAAATTGCAGATAGCGCCACACATGGTGGCTGGCTGATTGGCCTGCTGCTCGGGGCGATTAATTATTTTTCGCCCAGCGAGTGGATGGTGATCGGTATTTTCGTCGGCATTCTCAGCTCTGTCATAGGGTGCGTCGTCGGAGTTTGGTTCAGATGTCGGCGAGAAAGACTGCTCAAAATGTACCTGATTGACCGCTCCACCAAGAACATCAGCGCTCAGGATGTAGACCTGATAGGGGGTGAGTAGTGGCTTCGGTAAAAACAAAACTCAGTGCCGCGATGTTGGCGCTGATCGCCGCCGGCGCATCGGCCCCGGTGATGATGGCGCAGTTTCAAGAAGAGAAAGAAGGCCAGCGTCTTAACGCCTATCAGGATGGTGTCGGCATCTGGACAATTTGCGGCGGCGTGACAATGGTCAACGGTCAAAAGGTTGTGAAGGGTATGCGGTTGTCTGCCGAACAGTGCAAACGGATTGACGCGGCCGAGCAGAAAAAGGCGCTCGACTGGGTAGACCGCAACATCAAGGTAACGCTGACTGAACCACAGAAAGTCGGGATCGCCTCATTCTGCCCCTGGAACATTGGCCCGGCAAAATGCTTCACCTCCACGTTTTACAAAAAGCTGAATGCTGGGGACCGCCCTGGTGCATGCCGCGAAATCAGGCGCTGGATTTATGACGGCGGCCGGGATTGCCGGATCCGCTCAAATAACTGTTTCGGCCAGGTGTTGCGCCGAGATCAAGAATCAGAGCTGGCATGCTGGGGGCTGGATAAATGAACAGACTAGCAGTGGCAATTGGTGCTGCGTTGCTGCTCATCTTCATTTCGCTGGCATGGCTGGCGTTTCATTTCCACGGTAACGCGGTAGAGGCTGGTGGGAAGGTTGAACAGCTGCAAAGCGACAACAACCTGCAGGCAGCGACCATTGCCACCCAGGCGTTTCAGCTCCAACGCGCCAACGCAATCAGCAGCGCAGCGAGCCAATACGGTATCAACACCGACGCAGCCACGCAGGGGAAAGAAATTGAATACCAGACAATCCTCAAAAATCAGCCTACGTGTGATCTGGTTGTTCCCGCTGCTATTGCTGGTGGGCTGCTCGACTACACGCACCGTTTACGTGCCCGTGCAGTGTCAGCCGATACCGGCGACGTTGACGCAACCGGTACTGGCACCACTGCCACCAGCACGCTGACCTATTGCCAGGCGGTGTTGTGGATTGACCCACTGCTTGCAGCACTCGACAAGGCGAACAACCAACTGCTAGCGATACGTCAGCTCGAATTAGAAAGGAAAACTCCGTGAAGAAATTTATGGTTAGGGTGAGCACCTCAGTCACCTCATATGGGCTGTTGGCATTGCTAATTTACGGATCGCTTACCGATAGTGCATCGTTAGTTGGGGTGGCTGCCGCAGCCTATTGGGTGATTATGGCCCTCGGTATGTTCGTTAGCATTATTACTTTGATTGTCAGTTATGCGATCACTAGCGAGAAGGACGAACAGAGAAAACAGCAATGGTTGCTGTCTATCCAGGGAACTCTGAAAAAGAGAAACCCAATACTTCGCAGCATCAGTTGGATTTTTTTCATCGCCATCATTGTGCTGTTGGCTTACTCAGGATGGGTGTTTACAGCCGTAAGCTATGCGCTGTCCGTGTTGATGATAAAATTCATGATATCGATAGCGCGTGCCAACGTGAAAGGCTTAACGGATTAGTTTGCATTAAGGGGATTGCATGGCAGGTTTAAAAGAGCTGTCGGCTCAACTCCAGAGCGTACGCAAGCAAATCCCGTTTGCCACAGCCCAGGCGCTAACAAGCGTAGCCAGAAAGATAGAGGTGGCGGAGAAAACTGCGTTTAAGCGTCATCTGGAGAACCCCACGCCGTTTACTGTTAACTCGGTGAGGTCGTTTGGTGCCCGGAAAAGCAATCTGAAGGCCAAGGTGTTCGTGATGGACACCGCCGCCAGCTATCTGGAGCCGTTCGAATTCGGTGGCCAGCATAAGCTGAACAGCCAGGCATTGCTGAACCCCAAGAACATCAAACTTAACAAATACGGCAACCTGACGCGCAACAAGATGACGCAGTTGAAGGCAAAGTCGGATGTGTTCATTGGCGATGTTGACGGCACCAACGGCGTCTGGCAGCGACGCAAAGCCAAGAAAGGGAAGAAGGGTAAGAAGCGGCGCAAGCGTTCAGCCAATGGCACACGACAGCCACGGATGAAGATGTCGGCACCGAAGCTGCTGATTCAGTTCGGTGACGCGTTGCCCGTTAAGCCAATACTTGGCTACTTCGACCGGGCACAGGCGATGGCCAATGCGCTGATGCCTACAGAGCTGAGCCGGGCGATGGCCGAGGCAATGAGAACAGCCAAGTGATATCAGGTGAGCATTCTGGTGCGGTTCAAAAAAAATTGAGCCAGCGATCACCCTCCCGGGCCCTCAGAAAAAAATGGGTCCTTCCCAGCACTTTTGTAAAGCACGGGCATTGCGCGCCGTGCAGTTTCACCAGCTAAATATTTTTCATTTTGTGTCCCATGTCCCACGTGAGAACTTTGCGTGAACCCGCTTCCGCGCGGTGTTTGTCTGTTTTTCTTGGTGGGACATTTGCATGGGACACAAAAAAATGTCCCACACCGATGTCCCAATGTCCCATTGAAGCGGAATGTCCCATGACAACGATGACGCAAGTTGACTATGCCAAGCATGCCGGTGTCGATCGCAAGACCGTTGGCCGGTGGATTAAAGCGGGAAAATACATCGTTCTCGACGGCGAACTTATTGACGTAGAGGCAAGCGATAAAGCCTTAGCCACCTTACGTGATAGTAAAGATCCGCGGGCAAAAAATGCCTCCAAGAAAAAGACTACTAACATCGTGGTTAACACCGCTGATGATGACAGCACGGAAGACGCTGTAAAACAGATCATGCTGGCGACCGGTGCTGAAATGTCGCGGGAAGAAGCTAGCAGGGTAAAAGAGAATTACCTGGCCTTGTTAACAAAGCTGGAGTTCGAAAAAGAGGATGGGCAATTGGTAGAGCTGTCTGTAGCCGAGGCGGTCTTATTTGCCGCTTTTCGGGAACAGCGAGACGCCTGGATGAACTGGCCTTCAAGGGTGGCACCTTTGATGGCGGCTGATCTGGATGTTCCCGCCGACAGAATGACCGAGGTGTTAATAGAACATGTCCATAAACACATCTCCGGCCTCGGCGAACCTGAGTTTAACGCAGACGAAACATGACCGATTAACCCAAAGCATTCGCAAGGCCTGGACTCCACCACCACGGATCAGCGTACCTGACTGGGCTGATCAATACCGTAAGTTGGCGAAAGAGGCAGGCAGTACGTCGGGGGACTGGGAGACTGCTACGGTAGAGATTGCCCGCGGCCCAATGCTGGCAGCAACAGAATCAGGGGTTCACATCATTACGGTGATGTGCTGTACCCAGTTGATGAAAACGGCATTGCTGGAGAACCTTTTTGGTTATTTTGCACATCTTGATCCGTGCCCAATGTTATTGCTTCAACCAAAAGAGGATGCCGCCGAGCAGTTTTCCAAAGAGCGCATTACCCCTTTGGTCAGAGTTACCCCGGCATTAAGACGGCTAGTGGGTGGCAACAAACAGAAAAACTCGAAAGAGACGTTGCTGTATAAATCGTTCACGGGGGGCTTTTTGGCTCTTGCTGGTGCCGGTAGCCCGGATAACCTTGCACGGCGCCCGATCCGTGTCCTGCTGGCCGATGAGGTTGATAAGTACCCCATTACCCGTGAAGGTGATCCAATTACCCTGGCTGAAGAGCGTACCGCTACCTTTGGCCTTAACTGGTTGTCTGTGCGGGCGTGTTCGCCGACGGTAGAGGATGAAAGCCGAATTGCGGCCAGCTATGCGGATTCTGATCAGCGTCGAGCCTCGATAGCTTGTCCTCACTGTGGTCATCGCCAGTTCCCCGATTTCTTTAAGCATGTGCACTGGCCATCCGAAGGTGATAAACACAATACGAAAGCGGCAATGATTCATTGTGAAAGTTGCGGTGCTGGTTGGTCTGAAGGGAATCGCCTTCGCGCACTGAGAACTATTCAGTGGCATCAAACCAAACCATTTGAGTGCTGCGGTCAGCGCCATGTCCCATTAAATATTTATGAGCAGGCCTGGCATGCCGATGATGAAACTGCTGTTGCGCAGGTCTGGCAATGGTCAGCATCAGATCGCCACGCTGTGCACCGTGCAATTTGTCCTATTTGTGGCGCCATGGGCGTGGATAACATCCATGCAGGGTACCAGGCATCAAAGCTATTCAGCCCTTGGCAAAAAGACAAGCCTTCTGACATCGCGGAAAAGTACCTGCGAGCTAAAGGTGACCCGGATAAAGAACTGGCTTGGTGGAATACGCAGATGGGCCTACCTCACCGGCCTAACTATGGAAAACGTCTTCCTGTTGATGTCCTTCTTGCACGTCGTGAGGTCTTTGAAGCAGAAGTCTCTGATGGGGTAGCTGTTCTGACTGCAGGTATTGATACGCAAGCGGATCGCCTTGAAATTGAGGTGATTGGATGGGGTAAAGATGAAGAAAGTTGGTCTGTAGCTTACGACGTTATCGAAGGGGACTTGGAAACGGCAGAACCCTGGGCTCGTTTAGATGCCTATTTGCAACAAATATGGCGCCGGGCCGATGGCCGAGGTTTCAAGATTATGGCCGCATGCCATGACTCGGGCGGCAACCATACCCAAAAAGTGTACGAGTTTGCCAAAGCGCGCTTGGGACGTCGTGTTTGGGCAATCAAGGGGGAGTCCGCAACAGGTGGTAAACGCTCACCGATTTGGCCCAACAAGCGTCCAACGGCGCGGAGCAAGACCCAGTTCAGACCGATAATCCTTGGTGTTAACTCAGCTAAGGACTCGGTTCGCGCGCGTCTTCATATCGAAAATCCTGGCCCAGGCTATATGCATTATTCAACCGATCGTGATATCGGCTATTTCACACAATTAACGGCTGAGCGTTTGGTGATGAAAGAGGCTGCTGGCCAGCGGTATAGCGTTTGGGAATTGCCAGCGGGTAGGGCAAATGAAGCGCTGGACTGCCGCGTTTATGGTTATGGGGCATTGTGCGGGTTGTTGCATATGGGTTTTAAATTGAACGCATTGGCAAGCCTTATATCTACCAACCCAGATCGTTTATTACCGCCTCCAGATGAACCAGAGAGTAAGCCTGATTTACGGTTACCTGGGGTCATCATCGAAGAGACAGAAAAGCCAAAGCGTAAACGCCTGTCACAACTTTTGCCTTCTTAAGGATCCCTATGTTTAACCGTAACACTAGCCTGCTGGCCGGTGCGATGACGCCTGCGCAATTGCAGGATGCATTGGCTAAGGCGCAGCAGGCATATATTGACCTTGCTGCCGGATCCCGTGGTGTCTCGTTTTCGTATACCCAGGGTGATGGCACGCGTTCAGTTTCCTACCAGCAATCCTCCCTGGCTGATTTGATGGCGCTGATCCAGTTGTTACAGGCTCAGTTAGGTATTGTTCCCCGCCCACGTAGGCCGATGAGGTTTAGATTCTGATGAGTGACATCAAGATTTTAGGCCCAAACGGGCAACCGCTGCCGCCTTCAAGGTCAAGGGCGTCCATGCTGGTGGGAGGAAGTCGAGTTCCGTATGACGCCGCTGATTCATTCAGTGACCAGTTAGCAAATTGGCAACCGGCGTTATGGTCGCCTGACAATGAGATCAATATTTATCGCGACCGGATTGTCTCCCGTGTTCGGGATTTGGCCCGAAATGATGGGTGGGCTAGCGGAAGCATTACACGGGTGCTTGATAATGCCGTCGGCGCGAATTTTCGACCCATCCTTAAACCTGACTATCGCATGTTGGCTCTGATGACCGGAAACAAGGCATTCGACGCAACCTGGGCGGATGAGTACGGCAAGGTAATAGAGGCGCACTGGCGGTCGTGGGCGCAGGATGATCCTGGACGTTATTGTGACGTAGAGAGAAAGCAAACAGTCTCGCAAATGTTGCGGCTGGGTTTCCGTCACAAATTGATAGATGGCGATGCGCTGGCAGTTCTCCAGTATCGCCCTGATCGGCTTGGTCGTGGTCGAGGGCGCTACGCCACTACGGTGCAGATTGTTGATCCTGATCGTTTGAGTAACCCACAGCAAAACTTCGATATGCCGAATATTCGTGGTGGTGTCGAAATTGATGACGATGGTGCGCCAGTGGCTTATCACATTCGTGAAGCACACATCGGTGATTGGTGGAGCGGTGCAAAAACGATGACCTGGCGGCGTATCCCAAGAGAAACTGACTGGGGGAGGCCACATGTAGTACATGACTATGATCATGAGCGCGGTGCCCAGCACCGGGGAAATGGGATATTAACGCCTGTCGTCCAGCGCTTGAAAATGCTGATTAAGTATGACCAGTCGGAGCTAGAGGCCGCAATACTTAACGCGGTATTCGGTGCTTATGTTACCTCGCCGTATGATCCGCAGATGGTTGAAGCGGCAATGGGGGAAAGCTTCGACGATACCAGTATTGGAGCTTATCAAGACGGACGAGTCGAGTTCCATAATGATCGGAGAATATCGCTGCAAAATGGCTCGAGATTGCCAATTATGTACCCGGGCGAAAAAATCGAAACGGTGACTGCCGCCCGCCCCCACAGTAACTTTGAAGTTTTCGAAAGTGCTGCCTTACGCAACATCGCCGCTGCTACCGGGCTTTCTACCCAGCAGGTCACACAGGACTGGTCTGACGTTAACTACAGTTCAGCACGCTCTGCAATGCTGGAAGCATGGAAAACGTTGACCCGCCGGCGTGATGATTTTTCTGTTGGGTTTGCTCAGCCCATCCTCTCCGCTTTTATTGAAGAGATCCACGACACGGAAGATTTACCGCTGCCTGATGGTGCTCCGCATTTTCTGGACGCCAGGGCGGCTTATTGTCGTGCGCGCTGGATGGGGCCAGGACGTGGCTGGGTGGACCCGGTGGCAGAGAAGAAAGGTGCCATTCTCGGTATGGATGCTGGCCTTTCAACACTGGAAATGGAAGCGGCGGAAAACGCAGGCGAAGACTGGGAAGAAATGCTGGATCAGCGGAAGCGTGAAATTGCTGCGTTCAAAGAGCGCGGACTTCCGTTGCCGAGTTGGGCACAGGCTGAAATCTTCGCACCCGAAACGATAAAAGACCCGGAGGCAGAGTGAATTTACCGCACCTGGCGCAACGGCTGTTTAACACGCCGCTGGCGCTGCACCCGCAAAAAGCCGAAGTGGTCATGGCGGCCATGATGGACCGGTTCGGGATAACCCGGATCAATACCCTGGCCTCTGACTGGTTGGGAGAAGACGATAGTTTTACCCGTAAGGCACGCAAACAGGATGCGGGCTATGACGTGGTTGGAGGTATCGCAGTTATCCCTGTTCAGGGGACGTTAGTCCAGAAACTTGGCGCGTTGCGCCCCTACAGCGGCATGACCGGGTATGACGGCATCCGGCAATCATTCCTTACGGCAATGAATGATCCGGAGGTGAGCGGCATCTGTCTGGATATTGACTCACCCGGAGGGGAGGTTGCTGGATGTTTTGACCTGGTAGACGAGATTTATCATGCCCGTGGCTCAAAACCAATCCACTCCATCCTGACAGAGAATGCCTATTCCGCGGCGTACGCGATTGCCAGCGCTGCTGACCGTATCCACGTTCCGCGCACCGGCGGTGTCGGGTCTATTGGTGTCATCGTTATTCATTGTGACTGGTCACAGCGAATTAAAGAAGACGGCCTGGCGGTGACCATTATCACTTATGGCGACCGCAAGGCTGAAAGCAATCCTTACGTCAAACTGTCCGATCAGGCACGCGCCGCGATTCAGGATGATGTGGATACGATGGGTAGGCTTTTTGTCAGCACAGTAGCCCGAAATCGGGGGATCTCTGAGAAAACTATCCGTAATACCCAGGCTGCCTGTTTCCTGGCGGCTGATGGCGTACAACTGGGGCTGGCTGACGCAGTCATGACCCCTGACGCCGCATTCCGAAAATTATTCACCGAAGCAGGAGCTTAACGTATGTCTTACTCAAAGTTTGCCCACCTGATGGGTTTTAAGAAAAAAGCCTCTGAAGATGAGGACGACGACAAAGAGAAAGGTAAAAAGGCGAAATCCCGCCGCGCGGAAGAAGAGCGTGATGATGAGGAGGACGCGGAAGAGGAGGACGATCGCGAAGACATGGAAGACGATGATGACAGCGATCCTGATGCGGAAGAGGACGACGACAAAGACAAAGAAAAGGGCAAAAGGGCGAAGTCTCGTCGTGCGGAAGAAGACGATGATGCCGATGCCGAAGAGGACGACGAAAACCGCGATGTGAAAAAAGGTCGCCGGGCCGAGCGTAAACGTTGTGCTGCAATCTTTGGGAGTAAGCACGCTGCCGGCCGTCCCGATATGGCGGCGCACCTGGCGTTCAATACCCGCATGAGCGTGGGGGAAGCCATTGGCACGCTGGCAACTATGGGGGCTGTGGCACCGGCGAAAACCGCGCGTGTTTCGCTCGATTCGCGTATGCAAGCGGAACAGGTACGGCTGGGCCCGGATGACAGCAAACCTGCCCCTGGGAAAAATGCGCTGGTAAGTAAGATGACCGGCCTCTATGACTCTGCACGAGGTAATAAGTAATGGACCAGTTTGGACAAAATCAATTTGCACCTGGCATGGCGACTTCGCTATTCGTGCCCGATCAGCTTGTTTCAGGTCCGCTGCAGCTCGTCACCGATTCGGTAACTATCGGGGTTGCTGGTGTGCTTAAGCGTGGCACGGTGCTCGGTATGGTGACGGCTTCTAGCGCCTTTATTCCGAGCAAAAAAGATGCGACTGACGGCAGTGAAAAACCGTCCGCAATTTTGGTCGATGATGTCGATACCACTGCTGCTGCACAAACGGGTGGCGTTTATCTGATGGGTGAGTTCAACCAGCATCGTTTGATCTTCGATGCGACCTGGACTGTTGCAGAACTGAAAGCACAATTCCGCCCACTGGCCATTTTCCTGCGCGACAGCATCCAGGCGCCAGTATCCTGATCTAACCCCTTTTGAAAACGTGACTGATGCCAGTTCTCTGGCAGGGTTGCACTCGTCCTGAATTCTGGCCGGCCACGGTGCCGGCATCATAAAGAGACTGAATATGGAAAATATTTTTGATACCAGCGTGCTGGTGCAGGTCGTCCCTAACCTGAAAACCAGCCAGAACTGGCTTCTGGATCGCTTCTTCCCGAACGTTGTGACCTACGAAACGGAAGAAGTCGCTATCGATGTGGATGTGGGGCTGCGTCGTATGGCGCCATTTGTATCGCCGCTGGTGGAAGGCAAATTGGTCGAGAGTCGTAAATACCAGACCAATACTTTCAAACCCGCGTACATCAAAGACAAGCGTGCCCCGGACCTGCGCAAACCCATTCGCCGGCAGATCGGTGAACGTATCGGCGGAGAATATACCGCCGCTGAACGTGAAATGCTGAACCTGCAATTTGAGATGGCCGATCAGATTGACATGATCAACCGCCGCCTTGAATGGATGGCGAGCAGCGCCATGGTGTCAGGAAAAGTCACCGTGGCAGGGGATGGTTATGAAAGTAAGGTGGTCGATTTTGGCCGCTCCCCAGACCTGACAATCACGCTGAGCGGCGTGGATAAGTGGCCTTTAACTGTCGCAGCTGGTGCTACCAATACACAGCCATCGGATGATATTGAGGAATGGCAAACCCTGATCCTCAAAAACTCCGGTGCGGTACCGACAGACCTGATCTTCACCAATAAGGCATGGAAAGCTTTCCGCCTGGACACCACGATCAAGGATAACGCCATTACCTTCCCGGCACTGAGCCCATTCGGCAACCAGATTAATGCCGGTCCGCAGGTCCAGAAAGGGGCAGTTTATAAAGGTCGCTGGGGCAACTTTGACCTGTGGCTGTATAACGACTGGTTCATTGACCCGCTGGACAATGTTGAGAAACCGATGATCCCCGATGGTGCTGTCATTATGTCAGGTGCTGACCTGATGGGTACCCGCGCGTTTGGCGTGATCCTTGATCCTGCATTCAATTATGGCCCCCTGGCCTATGCCCCTAAGACCTGGGTGAAAGAAGACCCGGCACAGCGCCTGCTGCTAACGCAGTCTGCTCCGCTGGTTATTCCAAGCCGGGTAAATGCCGCGCTCTGCGCTACGGTGGTGTGATATGGCAAAAAAAATGCAGGGAAACGAGCTGGGCGGCCTGCCGCCCGAGTTACTGGTCGGGGAGCAAGAAAGCCCAGAAATGTTGAAGGTTGACGATCAGGCATCCGATAATTCTGCCGACACCGACACCGACACCGACACCGACACCGACACCGACACCGACACCGACACCGACACCGACACCGACACCGACACTGGCGATGATTCGGATGACGATGAGGACGGTGAAAAGCTGCCGGACGGCATGGTTTCAGTAGTTGTCACCAAAGGTAATACGGTGCGCCATGATGGCTGTGACTATTCAGAAAACCGGGCATTCACGTTGCCGGTAGTTGATGCGCAACGGCTGATCGGCCTGGGTGTGGTTGCTGATGTTGAACAACTCCGTAAGCTGGCGTTGCTTCGCAATGCGCCGGGTGTATCTGTGCAATCGGGGGAGTAATGGGTATCAACTGGGATCAGCATTTGCTTGCACCGTTGCACGGCGTTTTTGGTGACCCGGTTGAATACCGTCCTGGCGGCGGCGCTGAGCCTTACACCGTTAGCGGTATATTCGACCGGGCCTATACGCAAGAGGTCGAGCCGCTGGACGATGGCAGCACTATCAACACCACCAAGCCTGTGCTGGGTGTGCGTGATAGCCAGTTCCGGGCGCCACCTAAACAGGGGGACCGGGTATTAATCGGTGTCGTTGGCGGTGTACCGGTTAATACGTTGTTTGCCGTGTCGGACGTTCAGCCGGATAGCCATGGCGGGACGAAGCTTATTCTCAATAAGGTGAAAGTATGAACCCCAGAGGGATAAGGCTACTGGTCATTGAGGCACTGAAAAATAAAACCGATGCAGGCGATAGGGTTTTTTCGCCACGCGACTGGCCGACAACCACGGACATGTATCCGGTTATCCTGGTACAAACGCCAATCGACGTTAAGAGCTCATTGGGCCGTAATGTTCCCCAGTTCAACACAGTGACCACTGTTCGCCTTACGGGCCGCCTGCAGGAGCTGGATGATGCAGCGGAAGACAATGGGGCTGAGAAGGCAGAGGAGGCGCTGGAGGAATTGCGCGAGCAGATAGAGCGCGCAGTGATCAACAGCTTTGAACTGACTCGCAAGACTCAGCAGTTTCTGCAGGTGCGCTCTGCCATTGGTGTTGATGCCGACGGTGAAGGGCATACAGCCCAATTGTTGATGGATCTGGACATTGAATATTACCAGGGCCCTGAAGAGTTCTATGAAATCGAAACAGAACCTCTTGAGGGGATGGACGTGACGATCTCTATGCCTGATGGCACCCCTGAACCACTCGTAAAAATCGATCTGGAGTAACCCTATGTTTGTGAAACCCGCACTGGGGCGCATTGTGCGCCATCCGGTCAAGGGCACCTTTTTGCCTGAATCCGGCGAACAGGTGCCTGATGATATTTTTTGGGGACGCCGCCTGAAGGATGGCGATGTAGAAACGTTCGACCCGAAAGCGGCTGCAAAACCAGCCACAGGGAAGAAAAGTCAGGAGAATGATCAATGACTGTTCCATTTAATCGCATCCCTTCAAACCAGCGCGCACCGTTTTTCTATGCCGAGTTTGATAACTCGATGGCCAACACGGCGACGGCGGTTCAGCGTACGCTCCTGATCGGGCAAATGCTGTCTACGGCTACCGCAGCGCCTGGTATCCCGCAAAAAGTATCGTCTGATTCTGCGGTGGCCGGCATCTGTGGTAGTGGTTCAATGCTGCACAACATGATGACCGCATATCTGGATAACGACATTTCCGCGGAGATCTGGATCCTGCCGCTGTCTGATGGCACCACGGGAACCGCCGCAGCAACAGGCAAATTACAGGTAGTGACAGCGGCGGCATCGACCGGTGTGCTGTCTCTCTATATTGCCGGTGTACGCGTGCAACTGACAGTGGTCAGTACCGATGACAAAGTTGCTGTGGCCACCGCCATTGCAGCGTTGATCAACAGTCAAAGCAAGTTGCCTGTGACTGCCGCGGTAGATGGGGAGGCAACGGATACGGTGAACCTGACGGCGAAAAATAAAGGTGCGCATGGTAACAGCATCGATATTCGCCTGAATTATCATGGGGCCGCCGGCGGTGAAGAAACCCCACAGGGTATGGAACTGAAAATAACGGCAATGGCCAGTGGAGCTGGTGCGCCAGCGCTGACGGATGCGTTGGGTAATCTGCAGGATCGGGCTTTCGATTTCATCGTCAACCCGTATATGGACACCACGTCATTGGATGCCGTGAAAGAGTTTCTTTCCGATGCGACCGGCCGCTGGTCCTATGCCGAGCAGCTTTATGGGCATTCTTTCGGTGCCCTGTCCGGTACCTACGGTTCTTTGTCTGCCGCAGGCGAGGCCCGTAACAATCAGCATGAAACCCTGTTGGGTATCAACGGATCTCCATCACCTGCCTACCTGTGGGCTGCAGCCTTGACCGGGGCCATTGCTCCGAGCTTGCGTAATGACCCGGGACGCCCGACACAAACGCTGACAATCAGTGGTGTTCTGGCCCCGCCGTTAGAAGCTCGTTTCATGCTCACAGAGCGTAACAACCTGCTGTATAGCGGTATTTCGACATTCACCGTTGCTGATGATGGTTCTGTGCAGGTTGAAAAGACGATCACTACCTACCAGAAAAATAAGTTTGGTGACGCTGACGACAGCTACCTGAATATCGAGACGCTGTTCTTGCTGATGTTTGTGACGCGTTTCCTGCGCACTCAAATCACCTCCAAATTCAGCCGTATGAAGCTGGCTAACGATGGAACGCGATTTGCTCCGGGATCAGCCATTGTGACGCCGAATGTGATCCGCGCAGAACTGATCGCCCAGTACCGCACGTTGGAATACAACGGCTATGTGCAGGACGCTGCGGCATTTGCCAAGACGTTGCTTGTGGAGCGAAACAGCAGTAATACCAAGCGTGTCGATGTGCTGTGGACTGGCACCCTGATCGATCAACTGGAAATTTTCGCACTACTCAATCAATGGCGTCGCGCGCAGACCGCAGCTTAAGGAGGATTTATGGGTGATACAACTAACCGCCTGGCCGGTACCGCTTACGTAACCATCGACGGCGTGACCGTCATGGTCGCCGGGCAGTTCAAGTACAGTCCTGGCAAAGTGGAACGCACCACGTTAACCGGTATGGATACCGTACATGGCTACAAAGAAAAGCCCCGGGCGCCGTTTATTTCGTATCAGGCTCGCGATAGCGGCGGTACGTCGATTGCTCAGATCAATGACTCAACCAATGTTTCTGTTGTCGTTGAGCTGGCGAACGGGAAAACCATCATTGGCGAAAATATGTGGTCCGTGAATACGCAAGATGTCGATAGCGAAGAAGCGGTATTTGATGTGCGCTGGGAAGGCGGCTCGGTAACGGAGTATTGATATGGCTGTGCTTGATAAAACCAAAACGATAGAGCTCTGCAAGGCGCTAACAGTTGGCGATACTCGCTATGAGCACCTGGATCTGAAAGAACCCGCGCTGGCTGAGGTAGAGCAGTTCTATGATCTGCAGCGCGCCAAAAACAGTATGGCCGCAATGAAACTATTAATCGCTCTGAACTCGGGGTTGACTGAAAAAGCGTTAGGTGCCATGGCATTTACCGATTACCGGAAATGTGAGGATTTCCTGATGTCTTTTTTAACCTTCGATCCCTCGACGGATGGCAACAGTTAGCCGCTGAGGTGACGAAGTATTACGGATGGGGGCCACGCGATGCGTGGTCTCTGACCCGTACCCGGCTGGATTTTTGGGCTAACCAAGCCCGTCGTATCAACAAAGCGAAGGCGGGCAAGTAATGGCCAACTCATTCGATTTTGAACTGAAGGCCAATGACGATGCGTCGGCCGCGATATTGCGTATTGAAGAGGTGGTAAAAAACCTCAACCCGCTCCTGGATAAAACGCGCGATGCGTTGGCACTGGGTGGGCAGGATTCGAGAGATAATCTGGACGACCTTGGAAGTCGCTTTGACGTCCTGGCAAAAAATGCCCGCAGCGGTGTTCAGTTTATCGGTGATTTGGTTCCTCCACTGAAAATGGTTGGAGGGCTCACCCTGGGACTGGGTGGCGCGGCGGCTGTCGTCAATGTCGTCAAAAACAACCTGACCAACTTTGCCAATACCGGTTACCGCATCGATACCATCGCGAAAAACGTCAATATGACGGCTGATGCGTTTCAAGAACTCACAGGTGCCATGATTGAGAATGGCAGTGCCCGCGAGGCCGCAGAAGGTTCAGTAGGTGATCTGTTCGAGAAGGCGAACGATGCCGCACATGGGCGTAATGATGGCTTTCTGGCACTGTTGAAGCAACGCGGAGTGGGCATTAGTCTGACTAAAGATGGGTTGGCTGACGTTGGCAAGCTGGTTAACGATCTTAATCGCTCCATGCAGTCGCTGCCCGCCGGTCAGCAAGCCTTGTTTGCCAATAAGCTGGGACTTACACCTGAACTGCTCAGCTATCTGCGTAACACCACCAGTGAAGTACAACGCCTGAAGGATCAGGCGCGTCGTGATGGTCTTATTTTTAGCGACAAGGACCTGCAGAACGCTCTGGCATTTAAACAGCAACTGAACCAGATCGGCGCAGCCTATGACGGGATGTTGCTGAAGGGGCAGGCGTGGCTGGGGCAATCTGAGATGCTGGCAGCCGATGTAGATCAAATTAAGCAGGTGATGACCCATGGATTGGACGGTACTGCGATCGGATCCATTCTGACTTTTAATCGCGGGGGAAAGCAGGCCGATATCATCCGGAAGGCCAAGAGTGATGATAAATTTAAAGACACACTCTCATTGGACGAAAAGCTGGATTTAAAACTCAGCTATGCGTCGAAAGGTCTGATAAAGAAACTCAACAGCTACTACAAACCGGTTTGGCGTGCGGATCGGTTGAAAGGGGATTTGGATAAAGCTACTGGGCCGCAGGCAGGTAATCAGACGGGTAATAACATCGGCATGGGGCAGGGGCCTTATGGGCAGCCGGGTAATAATGCTCTGGGGTTGCGGAATAATAACCCGGGCAACTTACGAGCGGCACCCAATGCTACGGGAAAAAATGGGGGCTTCTCTACCTTTGCATCCCCTCAAGACGGACTCGCAGCCTTATCGCGTCAACTCCAGCTTTATGGAGATCGTGGGAACAATACGCTGAATGGGATTATTCACACTTATGCGCCCAGGTCGGAAAATAAAACTCAGTCATATATTGATGCTGTTTCAAAGCAAACTGGTTTTAATCCAAGTGATCGCATCAATCTTCATTCACCAGAAGTACTGGAGAAGCTAATTCCCGCCATCATCAAGCATGAAAATGGTGTTCAGCCGTACACACGGGGCGAGATAGCGAAAGGGATCAATGATTCTGTGAATGATGTGCGCTGGGGTGGTCTACGTGACCAGAACAATCTGTTCGAACAACGTCAGTCTGGGGCGTTTGATTTTTGGCCCTCGGAACCGGGAAATAATTCGAATATTCCCGCGCCACCGGTGCCAGGTCAGGTATTGGATACATCATCGAATCAGCGTTCTCTGTTTTCGCCAGAAGATCAGCCAGACCAGGCTATAGGTCAAATAACTGAGGCTATGAGCAAGGCGATTGATGAGAATAAATTCCAGTTGGAAATTACCCTGGTGAATCCTCAGACCGGAGAGCGCCGAAAAGTGCAAACGGATGGTGGAGGGCGTATAGCACTTTCCATGCAGTCAATTTCATAACCTGCATAATCGCAGGTTATGGACAGTTCGGTATTACCGAGGGCGATTTTCATCTCCTTTCTGGTAACATTGAGGAGATAACTGCCAAGAGGAATTCATAGTGTTAATTTGGCAAATTTCCTCTCCATTATTAGTGACTAAAAATGTAGGGAAGTATGCGCCATTATCATCATGCATTATCTTTTCAACTGCGAAACATGAAGGGCATTTATCAGAGTTTGCCAGAGTAATGAAATTACCATCTGTAATAAAGCGTTCTTTTACGGGAGATGATGTTAGCCTGCTTTTCTGTATGGGAACGCTAAACGCGTGTACGGCGTCACTGGTTGCCCATGCTGATGTGGAAAAATACATGATGCCATTTTCTTTGTCATATGCGTTTAATCGCATGTTCTCAATGGTCTTCTTTGGTTCGAAAACTTTTGGATCGCTGATGAGCAGTTTTTCTTTTTCTGGCTCACCTTTTGAGCTCTCATAAATCCCATATAAAACACTCTTACCACTTTCTTCGTTATATGTAGTGACATAGAAAAACTCAATATCATCTAATTTAATTACAGATGTCAGCTTGGAGTTAGCCGTGTCGGCAATCCAATCCGTAATGTTTCTGCCACTGAAACATGCTTTTTCTGGAGTGTTTCTAGAATCGCTAATAATCGGGAAAGTAAATCCTTTATATCCCATTTTGTAGCTGCTTTCACAAGTGCTGGAATGGGCATATAAAGGGAGGGATAAAAATACAAAAAATATTTTAAACATCGTTTTCATCTGAAAATTCCTTTTGCTTTGAGTCCAATACATTGTATGGAGAAACCATGGCTCTAATCAATGACGCATTATCCGCCTTACTGGGCAGTGGCGAGAGCTGGGACTGGTTTGAGCATATTCATCCGGCGTCGTTTCGCGGCGTGCCTTTTGCTGTTGTCAGCGCAGAGGGGGTGTTTGGCCGCAGGCAGGCGGTACATGAATATCCTTACCGCAATACGGCCTGGGTAGAAGATCTGGGGCGCGGTACCCGTAAAATGACCATTCGCGGCTTCATAGTGCATAACAGCCTGGCGTATGACGCACCTGATGTTATCACCCAGCGTAATTCGCTGGTGGCCGCCTGTGAAATGGAAGGTGCCGGTACGCTGATCCATCCGACTCTGGGGGAACTCACGGTCAGCGTTCCTGATGGTGGTCTGCGTGTGCTGGAAAGTGTGGATAGTGGCCGATCGTTTGAATTTACCCTTACCGTTATTGAGTCTGGTTTAAAAGTATTTGCCATTACCGGTAGCGCACAGGCTTCTTCGCTGGTGCAAACCAACTGGCTACGCACCGGTTTGATGGCCGCGACCAAATTTATCGCAACGGTGAAGGGCGAGATCAGGAGCGTCACCCAGGCCATCAAGACCTTGCGGAACACGGCAGCGTTTTGGGGGAATATGGTCAAAGGCACAGCCAACGAAGTCACTAACCTCAGTAACGTCCTGAAGTCTACTTTTGGCAGTGCACGTTATGGTCGGTATAGCAAAGGGAGTGTCGGCGGTGGGGTTTCCGGCTCGACCGGTGCGATTAATCGATCAGAGGACATCGGGGATTACGCCGGGCTGGTTCATCAAAAAATGGCCGTGGCGGTGACCGGCCGTGCAAAGTTGCTGACCCTCACGGCCACATTCGAGAGTGTGGCCGCAGTCGATGCCTTTCCTGTCGATGCGAGGGCGATCATTGATGAGGTGATTTTGGTAAGTGGCAGCGTTGAGGAAAAGATCCGAATGCTGGAATTCTTGGCCTCATATCGGAATGCGACGTTTTACGCGACAGATGCTGAAAATGCCATTGCGCAAAGTGCCACAATCCTGCTCTGCGTTTTATCCGCCGGCGCCCTGGCAGTGGTGGCGGCAGACTATGAGCCCTCAAGCTATGACGATGCCATTTTGATGTTAAACCGCGTCTGCGACACGTTGGATGACGTTTTACTGATGGCGGCCGATGCTGGAGATGATGACGACTATATCAATTTGCTGGAAACCCGAAACGCGCTCGTCAATGCGTACGGGCAGAAGGGAGCAGAACTGAGCTCGCTTACCCAAGTTGTTATGCCCGTTTCATTACCAGCGTTGACGCTTGCCAATCGTCTTTACCAGGATGCTGCGCGTGGGGATGAGCTAGTGCAGTCGGTTCAGCCGCGGCATCCAGCCTTTATGCCGGTGAAATTCAGGGCACTGCGAAAATGAAAGATGAACTGATATTGAAGGTGGGCAACAAAATCATTCAGGGGTGGGATGAGGTCAGGGTGACTCGGGGTATCGAACGCTTACCTTCTGATTTTGATCTGTCACTGATGGACTACTACCCAGGCACAAACGAAAAGCAACTGGTTAATAAAGGCGACGCGTGCCAGGTCATGTTGGGCAATGATTTGGTGATGACGGGCTACATCGATCGGTGGTCTCCGACGATATCTAAATCGCGGCATGAAGTGAGGGCAACCGGCCGGAACAAATGCCAGGACCTGGTCGATTGCTCTGCAGAGTGGCCCAATAACGTCATCAGCCAAGCCAACGCACTGGAAATAGCTCAGCGTCTGGCGGCGCCCTACGGCATAAAGGTTAGCTCTGACGTGACTGACCTGGTGACGGTGCCGCAATTCACGTTGAATTGGGGCGAATCCTCGCAAGAAATTATCGACAGGATCAGCCGGTGGGCGGCGTTGCTCTATTTCGATACCCCTGATGGCGATCTGCGATTGACCCGGGTGGGAACCCGCAAGGCCGCCAGCGGAGTGGCGCAGGGTGAGAACATTGAAAGCGCCTCGCTGATGGACTCGATGGATGAGCGATTCTCCGACTATGTCGGGGTATCGATGTCGATGACTCCTGCGATGGAGCTTTCGCCTGATAGTGGATATTCAGCGGTAACCCTGGCCAAAGCGCGAGATCCTGAAGCGGCAAAAATGCGGTATCGCAACCGGATCATCATCGTTGAGAGCACGATGAATTCCCATGGTCAGGCGCAGAACTGCATTGACTGGGAAATGAACCGCCGCTATGGCCGGTCAAGGCAACTGCAGGTGACGGTGGATAGCTGGCGCGACAAGGACGGAAAGCTGTGGGAACCCAATACACTCATCCCAATCAATATCCCTGAGTTCGGACTCCCTGATGAGCTGTGGCTCCTCTCTGAAGTGACCTATATCCGTAATGGATGGGAAGGGACGACCGCGCGGATGGTGCTCATGTCGCCTGAGGCGTTCGCGGTTCAACCTTATCAATTTTACAGCCAGGTGCAGGAGCTTAATCGATGAGTAGCGATATTTTGAGGCAACTCGGCCGGCGCGTGTCCATGATGCTCGGCATCGGCCGGATCACCGGACAGAGCGACGCCGGCGGCATTCAAAAGCTTCAGTATCAGACGCCGTTAGAAGTGCGTGGCGGAACACCACGTATGGCCGAATTTGGCTTTTCTTCAGGTCTGCCTGTAGGTACCGATGTTGTGCTCGCCTATTTGGGTGGGGATCGTTCCAGTGCCGTGATTGTGGCCAGCAATAACCAACAATATCGGCAGTCCGGATTAAAGTCCGGTGAAACGGTCATTTATAACCAGTGGGGCATGTTTATAAAACTGACTGAGAACGGCATCGAAATTGAAGCTAAAAACCAACCGGTGACGGTCAGCAATGCTACCACCGTCACGATCAATGCGGCAAAAAGCGTTCTGATGAACACACCAGTGCTGAAAGTAACGGGCGATGTTATCGATAACTGCGAAAGCAATACTGCCACGCTGAAACAGTTGCGTGATGGCCACAATGAACATGATCACATCGTGAAAAACGTGCAGAGCGGCAACGATGAGAAAACCAGTGAGAAACCCGGGGAGCCCGTTGAATGAGTGATATCAGTTCTTTCTGGGACGTCGAACGCCTGGCGGCGGATTGGCGAGAGGGGCGCGGCGATTTGGTCAACGGTGATGACCTCCAGACCGCAATTATTATCAGCCTGTTTACCGATCGGGTGGCACGCGATGATGACGATATTGATGGTGATGATCGGCGAGGCTGGTGGGGTGATGCCGATTCAGAAAATGATATTGGTTCCCGTCTCTGGTTGCTAAGGCGACAGAAGCTTACACAGTCGGTGGCGCAAAAGGCAGAAGATTACTCCCGGGAGGCGCTGCAATGGCTGGTGATTGATGGTGTAGTGTCGTCGTTCTCCGTCGCGACTCAGATCGTTTATCCCCGTCGGCTGAACATGGTGATCCGCTATCAAAGGCCGGGGAGTGGTAACGATACGGATATGCGCTTTTTTTGGGTTTGGGAGCAATAAATCATGCCATTCAAGCGGCCTACATTAACCGAACTGCGCGAGAATAACCGCACACAGCTTCAATCAGAATTGAGAAAAACCGGTGCCTTGCTGCGTTATTCCAATATGCGCGTGCTGGCTGATGCCGACGCCGGCCTTGCTCATTTGCATTACGGCTATCTGGATTACATTGCGTTGCAGGCAACCCCTTTTAATGCAACGGACGAATGGTTGTCAGGCTGGGCCGGGTTGAAAAGTGTTTATCAGAATGCCGCCAATCCGGCATCAACCCCGTCATATCAGTTCAGCGGCACAGCGGGAGCGCCGGTTAACAAAGGCGCCGTGTTACGTCGTGGTGACGGTTACCGTTATCGGTTGGACGGTGATGTGGCCATCGGGGCTGATGGAAAAGTGCTGGGAAAACTGACGGCATTACTTCCTGACATCATCGACGACCCAACAGGCGGCGGTATTGATGGGAATGCTGATGCTGGAACCAGCCTGACGTTGGATATCTCCTTGCCTGGCATCGATGCTAGCGGTGTGATGATAGAGCCGGCCACCGGTGGTGCCGATATTGAAACGCAGGAAAGTTTGCGTGCCCGTATGCTGTTGGCGTACCAAAACCCGCCGCAAGGCGGCAGTGATACGGATTACGAGCAATGGGCGTTGGCTGTGCCTGGTGTTACGCGCTGTTGGCCTAAACGGAGGCTGATGGGCGCCGGCACTGTTGGGGTGTACATCATGTGCGACGGCAACGATGAAACCAACCATGGATTTCCTGTTGGGACTGACGGCATATCCCAGTTTGACAGCTGGGGGGCGCAAAAAGCGACCGGGGATCAGGGGCGCGTAGCGGATTATATCTACCCGCTGGCACCGGTGACGGCCCTGGTTTATGTTTGTTCTCCTGTGGCCAAGTCAGTCAATTTTGAAATCAGTGGGATCAGCAATGTTGGCAGCGATATCACTGCGGCCATAGCGGCTGCGATCGACAACGTATTTTTTGAATGGGGCACCCCTGTCGGTGGTGGAAAGATTTTTCTTTCTGACCTGAACAGGGCGATCGGGGACATTGACGGCACGGCGGGATTCATTCTGATATTGCCAGCGACGAACATCGACCTCGTTGTAGGGGAACTGCCGGTACGCGGTGAGGTGAATTACACATGAGCCAGTTTACCGCAGAAAATTATCAGCAGGCGCTGCAGGCGCTTATTCCAACCGGGTTAGCGTGGCCGCGTGACCCGGACAGCATCCAGGCTGCTGTTATCCGGGCGCTAAGCAGTGGGTTCCAACGCAGTGACAACGACGCAATTGCGCTTTTGGTCGGTGCCTTCCCTGAAACTGCCACTATTTTGCTGACTGAGTGGGAAAAAACACTCGGGTTGCCGGATGACTGTTCGATCGGTGAGGTAGACACCATAGCAAAGCGACAGGCTGCAGTGGTTTCAAAATTCATCAGCACTGGCGGCCAATCCCGAACCTATTTTATCGGTATCGCAAGGGCGCTCGGTTACAACATAACTATCAAAGAATACCGCCAGGCGCGTGCGGGCCTTTCTGTCTGTGGGGATGGGCTCAACGGCGATGACTGGCCATTTGTATGGCTTGTGGAGGCTGAGGAAACCACGATTACCTACGCGCGCGCAGGGATGAGCTACTGCGGCGATCCGCTGCGTTCTTGGGGCAACCGGCAGCTTGAATGCCGCATGAATGTCCTGGCGCCGTCGCACACCATCGTGAAGTTTGGTTACATCAACTTCGGCTTTAACGATGAAGGTGTTTATAACGTGACCCCTGAGTTTGCCGAAATATTCGATATAGCCTCAGGCAATATTTAAAACCCATTTAATCATCATTATTAATCGTTTCATCAGCGAGGATTTGTCATGCAAAAAGTTGGCAGCGTTACAGAAACAGCAGACCAAAATGCAGAATTTACAAATGGCAATGTTGCCCAAGGGGTGCCACCAACAATTTTAGAATCAGGTATTTTTAATACATGGCAAAGGGAAATGGTAAATATTGTTGAAAGTGCGGGGATCACTCTTAACCCACAAGATGACGGTCAAATTCTAAAGGCAATACAACAAATAGTTGGTATTGGTAGATTATTGGGACAAAGAGTATTCACTAATAGTGGAGGTTATATTCCCGACCCTTTGGCTAAAAAAATCCGAATTACCATTGTTGGCGGTGGTGGCGGTGCGGGTGGTTGTCAAGCGTCCGCGAGTAATGAAACGTATTTCGGTGCGGGCGGCGGTGCGGGTGCGACTGTTATCTCGATGTTTACCTTAACTGGTGCAGCGAATTACCCCGTGGTCATTGGCTCGGGAGGTATTGGTGGCATGGCGGCCGCCAATGGTTCGAATGGCGGAACAACTACCTTTTCCACAATTCTGGCGGCACCTGGTGGTGAGGGGGGCGGAAAATCAGGGGTGTCAAACACTAACGGTGGCAGAGGCGGTGTAGCAACGAACGGTGACATTCGCATCGATGGCGGGTATGGCGGTGATGGGCAATCAGGTCTCATTGCTGTAACTGGTCAGGGAGGTTCATCTTACTTTGGTGGTGGCGGCCGCGCTGGTGCTGGTGGTGGGCTTTCTGGCGCAGCGCATGGTTCTGGCGGCGGTGGCGCTTACGATGCTGCCTATTCTGGTGCCGCAATGAAAGGTGGAAATGGCGCGCCAGGGATAGCAATTATTGAAGAGTTCTCATAAGGTGATATATGTCGCAACGATATAATACTGGCAATCCACGTCCTTCTAATAGCATGAAGGACCTTAATGATAATACCCTTGCTTATGATGACTTTTTAAATGGTGATGAGGATGTAGCCCATGACCGCTTTAATAAACCATTCCCCACAGTTCGTAGGCAAGTAGCTGAGCGAATCGATGAGATAACGGGGGCTCAAAAAAATATTGAGCAATATACAGAGGAAGCGAAACAAGCTGCTGATAACGCTCAGAGCATCGCGAATGCTAACACATACTACATCACGCTAAGCGATCCTGATGGTACGATAGCAGGGGTTGCCGGTACCCCGGACAGCAAAATGTTCCGTGTCGCAATTAAAGATGACAACGGGTCAATAGTAATTTTTAAATATTACAAAAATTCTGGTGGAACTGCTGAATATATTAATTCCGAGGCAAGCGCGCGTCTGATAACTCAGATGGAGCAAGTTGTTAATTACATGAAACTTGTTATGCCACCTGAGATGGCTAATAAAATAAGTGGATATCACATTATTGCTACAGATGTGACAGGAACGGTTGGTCTGTATGGTGTCAATGATGCTGGTGGTTTCGAAGTTTGTGGTGTCGAAGGGAATCTTCAGGACTACTTTAAAAATCTCGTAAGTGAAACCTTCTCATCAAAAATATCTGGCTACCAGTTCGTCTTCCTCTCTGCTGACGACAAGACAGCCGTTGCTGCAATTGATGATGATGGCTATTTTTGGCTTGCAGGTATGGATGAGCCTGTGCAAACAGCTATCGCCAACGCTGGCGGTAAGGGTACTGAAAGACTGGCAAGGCCAGATGGTACGGGGAAAATTGCTCTTTACGCCAACGAAGGCGACACGACGCCGTTGTGGTCACAAAGCCCAGTAGTCTCAGCAGAGAAAGTAACTGATACGGGCATATCATTTATCTACAACGGAGCTGGTTCATTAAAATCAGCCCTGATCCCTACAACGCCACTTCAGAATGCAATCAGTGAAGTAATCAGGGAAATTAACAACGCTTCTCTGGAAATGCATTTCTTCGCGGGGCGTGGGCAATCTCTGAGTGTTGGCGCTAATGGTGGCGCTGTCGCTGCGTTATCTGAACTTTTCGGATATTGTCTGATGTTTTCAGGTGCGGGCAAGGACAGAGGTGCGGGCATTGATGGGGATGTGACAAACGAATCATTAGGAGCGCTATGTGATGCCAGGATTATAAACTTCCGTAATAACTCTCAGGTTCCGGCAGCTCAAACAGTTTTGCTTAGTCATCTGTCGCGCAGCGCCACTATGCCAATAATTGTTACAAGGCTAGATTCACGCGGTGGTTTTAATTACAGCCAATTAAAAAAAGGAACTCAAGCTTACATAGATGGAATGACATCATTTGATGCATTTTGTAACCGTGCTGAGTCGATTGGTAAAATACCAATATGCAAGGTTATTAAAATAACACATGGCGAGGCGGACGCGAACAAGGCCACTTTGCAATTTGGCGAGTATAACGGGTACGTCGTCGAGTGGAGTGATGACACCCAGCATGACATGATGGCCCGCTCTGGCCAGCAAGAAAAACCGTGGATTGAAATTGATCAGGTCGGTTCACTGACAAATACTACTGTGATAAACGGTATTACTCAGCGTGGTTACGTTGTCGCTATTGACCAGTTGGAATTTACCAACGAACGGGCGGAAGCATTTATGAGCATCCCGAAATGGCTGCTCAATCGGCTTTATCCTCAAGACTTTTTGCACCTTACTGGCCTTGGCTACCGCATTCTTGGTGAATATCATGGACTGGCGGAAGATTGGACTATTTATGACCGGGTAAACAACCCCAATGGAGAGAAATTCAAACCGGTGCAGCCGATCTCTATCGTGAAAATAAACGATACAACTTTTGATTTTCCGTTCCATTCACCATATGGAACCCCACTTCAAACAAAGGCAGTTAACGGCGTCTGGGCTCCCAATCTTGGGTGCTACTTGCAAAACGCTTCGGCCAATGTTCTGTCGCTAACTCAGCAGAGTGATTTTATCTTCCGTGCCGTAACAGATGTGCCACCGGCTATCGGGGATTATTTCAGCTTTGGCTGTAACGCCACGGACAACGGAACGAATAGCTATCCGTTAGTCAATATTTTCGACACCACCGCAAGAGTCAGCAGGTACGATCCGTCATTCGTGATGGTAAACCCATGTGCTATTTCTCGTATCGCAGTAATTTAAGGGGCAACAGATGACGGCATTATTCAACTCAAGAAAAGTCTACTCAGGGGCGTTAGCGGGTATTAATATCAGCGGGGCGGTATTAAACCCATCAGCATTGTTCACTGCGTATAAAAACCGGGTAATAGCTGACGGTGGAACCATCATAGATGAGACTGCTACTCTCAACGAGATCACTTTCCTGGTAAATAACGGCATGTGGGATCGGGTTTCTGCGTGGGCAGGTGCAAGCTTCGGGCTTAAAATTCGGTCAGGAACGACAACGCAAGTCGATAAGCTTTATGGTCTGGCCGGCTCCCCTGATTTCGTGGGGGTTTCCGTGGCACCATCAGGAGCGCCACCGGTTACGTTTGTTCCAGCTGCATCAGGGTATCCGAACAAACTTTCGGTCGTCTTGTCAGGCGGCGGGGTTTATCTAAAGTCATCGGTTACGAAAAAAGCGCAAGCTGCGGTAGGTATACCATACCTGATAAGTGCTCGCTTCGAAGACCGCTTGGCGACAGATCAGTTAGGGATGACCATTTCATTCTCTGACCCAATAACAAACAAGGCTCTGGCACAACAACACACTATTTTAACTAATGGTGGTGTCATTAATGAAGCTTGGCAGTTCTTCGCTACCAACGTAAATCCGCCTGTAACCGGATCTGATGTTGGGAGTGGAGCGCAAACTCCTTACTCGGCATTTTCAAATTGCGCAGGTCTTATCGATCCGCTGGCTGGCAAGGTCATTGGCTACGGCAATGGTGTTGCTCTGCACACTGGAACATCAAGCACAGGCTCCCTGGCTGATTTGTCGAGTGTTAGTGGCTATTGGCACCTCGGCCCTGCGAACTCAGCTGTACCAACTGGCCAAAGCTGCTATGGCTACCTCGCCAACATCAGATGCTTAAACATTGCCAGCACACTGGATGCTCAGTTAATTTCTAGCCGAGCGTAAAAAGGAGTTTACATGATGGAATTCATGCCACACGACTGGGAATCCCCAGATTGGAATGAAGTTAATAGGGTGCATAACTGGCACAACTACGTCAGCGAAGAAGTGCAGGCTCTTTGGCCGACTTTCAATAATCAGCAAAAGCAGGCACTAGCTGCAGGTTTTGAAAATGTTGCCTTAAATGAGGAATGGGATTAATGGCACCGCCGGGATGGAACCCGGCTATGTTTTATAGAGTACGGTTATTTCGAAAGCGAGCGCAGCCTCTAACGCCAAGTTTTCTGTAGGATATGGTGTTTCTGAAACCAATCGCCAGTCTCGGGTGTGATGAGTGTACAACCAGCCTTGACCTTCTTCATCTTCTCTAATCGCCAGCATGATCGCGCTGTTGTGATCAGGCGCTGGGAATCGTTCATTTTCTGTTAGAAATAAGATCTGTTTAGCACCTATTCTGAAACTACCCATCAGTTATCGGTTACCAGCCACTGATCAGACTCTTCAAACATTTCTTCCAGCATACGGTTCAGCTTTTCTTTATCACCTTTGCTGGCATCGGTGTTCAGACTGTTGGCCTGCATTGGTTTGACACGAACGTCAGCAGCCGGAAAGATGCAATGCACCCGTTTGGTCAGTTCTGCTCTGATCATCTCAGCAGCACCTGGTAGTTCGGCCACATTACGTTTGTCGAATACGAGTTCTACGAACAT